TGGCTGACGACGACCAGGGCCTCACCGAAGCCACGCAGCGGGTGATGCCCGACCTTGACTGGCTGAACGCCTTCGAGGCGGTGCAGTCCGACGACTCGGTAAAGACCGACCTCGAACTGACGTGCATGAGGTGTGGTGAGCACCTGTGCGACGTCGAGCACGAGGACACGCTGCTAACGCTGGTGCTGACCGCTGGCGACCACGCCTGCAAGCACCCGAGGGTGGTGGAGACGTGAACCTGAACAGGGTCGAGATCGCGGACGTCGTCGAGAACCAACTCTGAACCGCTGGC